TATGATAGTATAGCAATTATTGATAGTGACATTTATATTAGAAATGATATGAATGAATCTATCTTTGATCAAATTGGATCAAATGACTTTGCAGGTGTACTAGAAAGAGATTTACCCATTACAAAAGAACATAAGAATAAAATTGTAAATTATTCTCGTATGCAATATCAATCTATCCGTAATGTTAATTGGCAATGGAATGATCGTGGGGCCGCCTTCTATAATATGGGTATGATGGTTATTAACAAATCAATCACTAAATATTTGAATGGTGAAACACCTCAACAATTTTTACGTAGACCAAACTTTAAACCCTTTATTGATGGTGTAGGTCCATGGCAATGGTCTACAGATCAGACTTTACTTAATGTCTGGGTAAAAGAATCCGGAATGAAAACCAAGAACCTAGACTGGACCTGGAATGCTCTTTATACTGCAATTGACGACTCAAGATTATCAGAAGCAAAGTTCATTCATTTTTATTTAAAAGACAAACTACCCGCCAATGGTGAGAATGTCGAACAACTTAGAGGTATTATAAATGATTAAACCCGACCTTACGGCATCAGCAACTAATCTTGAAGAATTTTATGAACAGATCACTGCAGCTCAACAGGGATCTCATGGTAAAGAATATACAGAACATCATAAGTCCCTTATAGCATGCGCTAATGATCCTGATGTAAATGTTATTAAAGAATTGGGTGTTTGTCAGGGTGCAACATTTGCTGCACTTATGATGACAAAGCCAAAGAAGCTTATCGGTTATGATATTGCTTCTAGATATATTGATCCCTATAAACATCTATTTGATAAGTATGCTAAAGAACATAACCTTGATTATGAGTTCCATGAAATGAGTAGTCATGACACTAGATCGGTATCTCAGGTTGATATGTTACACATTGATAGTCTTCATACACCAGCACACCTACAACAAGAACTTCGGATGCATGCACCTAAGGTTAGAAAGTATATTGTATTACATGATACAGCAAACTTTAAGGGTTCATCTGGGCTGTTTGTTACTATTGCTAAGTATATTACAGAAATGGAACAACTCTGGAAAGTCCACACACATTACATTCATCGTGTAGGATATACAGTATTGGAACGTGTAAATCGTATTCAACCCGAATGGAAGTAAAATGAAACTTTATGAATACAAAGATCATAATGAATATGTAAATGAACAAACTAGAGCAAATGTAGTAAAGTTACATAAGGTTTGGGTTTCTAAGCAAACTATTATTCTTATCAAATCTTTGGTCAACTATGCATCAAATGTTTTATGTCATGGTACTCGTAATGGTGCTGAACAAAATTATTTTAAAGAAGAGTATCCTGAAGCTAATATAATTGGTACTGAGATAGCATATACTGCAACACAATTTCCAATGACAGTACAACATGACTTTCATGAAGATAGAGAAGAATGGTTTGATAAGTTTGATATTGTCTATAGCAATTCATTTGACCATTCATATGATCCCACAAAAAGTCTTACGGCCTGGAAAAAACAAATTAATGATTCAGGAAAAATTTTTATTGAACTCATGACAGGCGATGATCAAAAGTCAAAGAGTACAGATCCATTAGAAATATCAGAAAGTGAATTTGCGGCTTTATGTGTTGAAATTGATTTGAAAATAGAAGGTACGTATAGAACAATAGGTGGTGAAGGTCGTCATTCTATTCTATATCAATTGTCAAAATGAAAGTCCAAATAATCTATATTGACACTGAGAAGTCAAAGAAGCAGGCCCAGACTTCTTTAAAGTCATTTAAGATGTATGGCTGGGATGCTGAGTTATATGAAGGCATCACTCCATCTACTTTAGATGAAAATGACTTTCCCTATAAAGACCTAAAGGATGGTAGATTAGAAGCCTTTAAGTATAATGAGCCACATAAGTATCCCATAAAGAAAAGTTGTCTATTTAATAATTTAAAATTTGCTGAGAGAGTTATAGAAGCAAATGAACCAATGGTGTTTGCTGAACATGACTCTCTTTGTATTAGTAAACCCGAAGAATATTTCTTTACTGATTATTTGTTTTTATCTTTTGAGTATGCCTTTAGTCCCCCAACTGCATTGGCCAAAGAACCCTTTCTAAGTTATAAAACACCTTTTGGTATTGGTATATCCGATTTTCCTGATGATTATCCGTTGCGTTACTATAGAGATACATTATATAATAATCATATTATGAGTCCAGGCACAGCATGTTATGCTTTATCTCCAACAGGCGCCAGAAAGATATTGGCCACGGCAGAACGTAATGGTTTGGAGCAATCTGATTTTATTTACAATTCATATAATGTTTCAATGCAATATGTCAATCCAAGCCCCGTCAGATATCAAAAAGAAAACCTCAATACATCACATGTGATAATATGAAAACATATGCCATAGTCATAAAGGATTCTGAAGTATCAGAATTTGGTTATACTAACCTTTTAAACAGTTCTCAAAAGGTTAAAAACAATTTTGAAGTAAATCGATTTGATGCTATAGTACCTAAAGAAGTCGACAAACTTCTTATGATATATGGATTAAAATGGAATTATCCATGGAGTGGTGAAATTATAGACATGCAATCTGGTTTGCTTAAAAGAGCATATACCACTGCAAATCCTAAAGCAAGAATAGCGTGTGCACTTAGCCACTATACATTATGGAAAAAAGCTTCTATGATTGACGAACCTATTCTTATTATGGAGCATGATGCATATTTTCAAAATAAAATAGATTTTGATCCCAGTGAATGTAAGGGCAACATAATTGGAATTAATAATCCTTTGGGGTGTACTCGCAGGGCCAATCTTTATTATGAATCAATTTTATCTAAGCAAGACAAATTTCAATTAGCACCTTATATTGATGACAAGCAAATACCTCAAGGCTTGGCTGGAAATTCGTCATATATAATTAACAGAAAAGGTGCAGAAGATATGTTAAAATTAGTTGACGTATATGGTCTGTGGCCCAATGATGCTTTAATGTGTCGGCAACTAGTGCAGGGTTTATATGTCACTAGAAAATTTTATACTCATATTCAAAATCTAAAGAGCACCACAACGCTATGAAAAACTACGTAATTACAATTATGGATAATCCCAATTCTGTAGAGGTGGCCGAAAGATGTATTTCTTCGGGACAGCGTTTTGGTATGCCCATAGAAAAGTTTGAAGCCGTAACTCCCAAATCTGATTTAACAAACCTAATGGCAAAGGAAAAAATAAAAAAAGAAGGTTTTGAAGAGCGTTGGTCACGTATGCCAGAATGTATGTCAGCATTTATGTCACACTATAGTTTGTGGAAAAAATCTGTAGAATTAAATGAAGAGATTACCATATTTGAACATGATGCTGTTATTATGGATCCTATACCATACATAAATGATTATAGAGGTTGTATCTCTTTTGGTAGACCTTCTTATGGTAGGTATAACAATCCTCCCAATCTTGGAGTCAATAGTTTAATTTCTAAACCCTACTTTCCGGGAGCTCATGCATATAGAGTCAAACCTAACATAGCACAATTGCTTATTGACGAAGCAAAGTATCATGCTCGTCCTACTGATGTATTTTTAAATGTAAACACCTTTCCATTTTTAGAAGAATATTATCCATGGCCCGTTGAAGCACATGATTCCTTTACAACTATACAAAATGAAAATGGAATTCAAGCCAAACATAATTATGTAAAATTAAAAGATAAGTATGAGATTATTTGATGTTGATACCAAAACAAATTGAAACCTACCTTGATGTGCCGGGATTTAATAATCCCAAACACTTAGATGCACTAGCAGAAACCGCAAGTAGCATTCAACCCGGATCGAGAGTATTAGAAATAGGACCTGCATTTGGTTGCTCTACTTGGGTCTTAATGACCAATCTACAAAAGGGGGTTGAGTTACATACATGTGATACATTTGGTATGAACCACCCAGCTCTTAAACAAAGACATTATAATGGTGTTATGGCAAAGCATGGGCACAATTCAGCCATATCATATGCTATGAATCTTTACCTCGAAAAAGATCACAGAACATTGTTTAATCATAATGTCAATCAACATCCAAGGCGTTATGAAGTACTTAAAGAAATTCATGCATATCCCAGCTTGGAATTATTGGCTAAAGATACTAATTGGGATATGGTCTACATTGATGGTCTACACTCATATGAAAATGTATCTGCAGAATTAAACTTTTTAAAGGATGTACCACTTCTATGCGGAGACGACTATCATCCAGCACATCCTGGTACCATGCAGGCTATTGATGAATTTGTTGTCAAGAAAAAATTAAAATTAGAGCATCACGATTTTGATACTGGTTCAGGATTTTGGAAGATTGATAATGCATAAAAAATTATTCATAACAGGATGTGATAAGAAAACAAGATGGATGTTACCTTGGTTTGAACAAAACTTTAGGAAACATAATCCCGATGCTTTGTTACATGTATATGATTTTGATAAAGAATTTTTATCCGAAAGTCATTGGTTTAAAAAACCAGCTGCTATGTTGGATGCAGCACGGCGTGCTCATAAGGTTTGTTGGCTCGATACAGATTGTCAGGTTAAGGATAATATAGAAAATATATTTGAATATACTTTACCAAATAAATTATGCATGGTAGAAGATGTTCCGTGGTCTACGCGTAGAGGTGAAACTTGGCACAACTCAGGAGTAGTTGCATTTCAAAACAGGCCTACGATACTACGAGAATGGGTAAATCAGATAAAGAATGTAACAGATACAACCAATCCTATGTTTGGAGATCAGGATGTACTTCATGATATTCTCAGACAGGAAATGAATAGGCTGATATATATTAGAGATCTTCCAAGAAAATTTAACACACTCAGATTAGATTTGCTTGATAAGTCTGCTCCCGAAAAAATTAGTATCATGCACTGGACTGGTGCAAAAGGTAAAGAATATATTAGAGAAATGATTAATGTCTAGAGTTGCTCATATTATCGGTAATGGTGATAACCATTTTTTATATAAACCCGCTAAGGGTATTAAGATTACTTGTAATCTACCACCACAGGAAATTGCAAACACATATGCAAGCTGCATTGTTGATTTTAAAATGTGCCATGCCCTCACTGAAGGTTCTGTGCAGATTCCTGGAAATTGGGTTATGGGATATAGACCCAAGATTTGGTATGAACAAAACCGTGGAAACTTTAAGATGAGGTTTGGTCATAAGATCAGAGAATTCTATACTGTATTGCCTGAATATGCGGGTAACTATACAAATCTTAATTGTGGCCATTTCGCCGCGCACTATACAGCAAACAAACTGAGAGCCGACGAAATACATCTATACGGCTTCGATTCTTTGTTTGATATGAATTTAAGAAGTACCACCGATTTTATAATTAATTCAGATCGTGGAGCTACTAATAACGTGAGACTTAATGATCGTTGGCGTCCTATCTGGAAAAGCATCTTTGAAGAATTTAATAACACTCAATGGGTGCTACACCATAATCATCCCAACCTTAAATTTCCAAAAGGTGATAATGTAGAAATAAAAGTACATTGACCCCGTTGACATTTGATTTCAGATGAACTATATTAATAATATAGAAGGAGAATCAAATGAAAACTTTTCAAATCATCATCTCAGAAGAACAACTATCTCAATTACAATCTGCTTTAGCAGCAGATATCTTCTATACAGAAGAAGGTAATTATCTTATCGGTATGATCCAGGATGTTCTAGATCAAAAAGAAGAAGATATCATCAACGATTTTACATCTTAGGATAATAAATTGTTAGTCTTAGAATTCCAAACCAAAACAGCAAAGTATCGGCAGAAGGCTATTCAGCAGGCTGTCGATTTTGCTTTCTGTGAACTTATGCCTCGGATTAGAAAGCCGATTTATATAAATATTCGTACGATACGTAAGTTAGCAGAAAAGCAAGGAGTTTACGGCGACTGTATGGATGAAGGAGATCGTGAGTTTACGATCCGCATCGATGTATCTCTTCCCCTAGATGAAATGATATCAACAATTCTCCATGAGATGGTTCATGTGTGGCAATACGTCTCTAAGCGTATGGTTCAGAATTGGGTGCATGAGGTACGATTTGCAAAGCAGGTATATAGTTCTGATATGCCATATGATGATCGCCCCTGGGAAATAGAAGCGCATCGTATAGAGAAAGAATTAAAGGAAAAATGGGATGGACTTAGACGGTATTGAAAAAGCATGTATTGATATATGCGATGACAATCCTAATATGCTTATACCATGGTATTTAATGGCAGCCTATGCTTATTATGTTGAAGATGATCCAATATTGAGTGATAATAGGTTTGATCAAATGGCAAAACGTATTTTGCATGTTTGGAATGATATAACACATATGCATAAAGAGTGTCTCACTCAAGATATGTTAAAGGCAGGAACATTTATTGGAGAATACCCTTCACGAATTAAAGGAGCATTGAATGAACTCAGACACTCCTATCGATGATCCCTTTGATGGGATTGATTTGAATAACTTAGATGGATGGATTAGATATGACAGTAGTGGAATGCGCAAGAAGGATAATGGAGAAGGATTGGGAGGGGATCAAGGAGATCGACGTCAAAACTCTTGGGTACGCCTTGGTGATGGTTGACGCTGTAAAAAAAGTTAAAAAAAGTGATTTAATTTGAAAATAACCGTTGACATTTCTGGATAGATGCCCTATATTATTAATATAGGATGAAGGAGAAATAAAATGGCTTTTACTTTTGCAGATGAATTAATCTCTGATCTTCATAAAGATGCTTATGGTTTTCGTCCAGTGCAGCGTTTCTTTGATGATTGGAAATCATATTCAGACGAAGAGAAACAAGAGGTTTGGGATTCTTTGGTTCATACTATGGAGTATAATCAAAAAGAAGAAGCTCGTCATGAAGCCGATAACCTTAATAAGTTTCGTGATACGGTTCGTAAGGTAATGAAGACATGTGGTGTAGCATGGAACGACGCTATTGATTATCTTTGGGATGCCGAGGATGATACAACTGATTTTGATTATTTCCTTTGGAATTATGGTATTGGTTATAACGATCGTCGCAATATACGTAAGCTGTATGAGGAGGCTGCACAATGATGTTAAGTAGTGATCTGCAAGGTGCAATGGTTTTGCATATTATTGAGAAAGGATGGCACCAGCCATTTGTTGATGGTAAGGCCAATGAATATCAAATAGAAGAAGCCATCACACTTGGTTTATATCAAGGAGAAATTCCTCCCTTAGATCAAGATGATGTTGATGTCATAATATCTTTAGTAAATGATTTAATCAAAAATTACGGAACGGTGTAATGAAGGAAGAAACCAATGAAAAAAAGTGTATTAACAATCCCCCTACTTGTGATGGGAATTGCAACGGCAGCTGCTGCTGATACAGTAGATCGTATCAAAGTATATGATCATACAACAACAGTTGTTACTCAAATCCCAACTACTCAGACTCGTTGTCAGAATGTAGAAGTACCAATCTATCAAGAAGTGCAGCGACAAGGCGATGCTGCAGGTGGAGCCTTGGCTGGTATGATTATTGGAGGCATCCTTGGTAAAGGTGTTTCTGGTAACGATGATGGAGCAGCTGCAGGTGCAGTGCTCGGCGGTCTTATAGGCGCTGATAAAGGCTCTAAGCCTAAGACAGAACGTCGAATAGTTGGATATGAGACTCAACGACAATGCAGTGAAGTAGTTGTATATGTCGATGATAAAGAAGAACGTTATAGCCATTCTACAATTCGCTTCTATCTAAACGGTAAGCGTTATGTGTTGGAGTTCGTTAGGTAATGGCTTGGTTATTGGTCTTTATGACATATTGGGATGGTCAGATCATGACTGTTGGTAATGGTGTATTTGAAACTCATTTAGAATGTTTTGCGGAGCGTGAAAAGCTCAGTAGTGAAGTTGGTGGTATGAATGGATACTTTCCACCCAACATGCAAGCTATATGTATGAAGATAGAGCTTCCAAAAGACCCTACATAATTATAATGGTCACGTAGCTCAACTGGATAGAGCAACTGACTTCTAATCAGTAGGTTGAGGGTTCGAGTCCTTCCGTGATCGCCAATATTATGAAATGGAAAACTATGGTTAAAAAAATTATTTGTCGCACATCTGATAATCATCTTTATGATAAAGATTTAGAAGTAATACCAAGACCAAACCCAATTGTAAATTATATGCCATCTTGGTGGAAGAAACTTAAAAAAGATATGATACCAAACTTTAAGTTTGGCAGTAGATTTAACTCTTCTATTAAGGGCTGCATTCCTTTTCAGGATACTCTTACTACTGGGTATACAATAACTGCATCTCAAGATTTTTATTTAAGGGCATGGGATAATGGCCATGACGAATTAACTTGGGAAGCTGAATATCCAATGGTTTATGATGTCTCTAGGGGATGGAGGTTAATTAGTGATCATCCTATTGCACAGGTTGGTGAGAGTTTTTCAAAACCAAAAGGAAAGTGTGTTATATTAAAATATTGCAACTTCTGGAGCTTTGAAACACCTGTAGGTTATAGTTTGCTATACACTCCTATTTTAAATAACCACACTTTACAAAATAAAGGCATACATTTTTTATCAGGTATAGTTGATCATGATCAATACAGTGGTGTTCCAGTTGAATTGCCTTTTATTTTTAATAATACTTCTGAGGAAGGTGTTGTTATAGAAAGAGACACTCCATTAGTACAGGTTATACCAATTAAAAAAGAAAACTGGCAAATGGAGTATGGAGTAAATGAACGTGAACACTGGACTCATCATTGGATGGGCATGACCGTGTTTAGGAATACATATCGTAAGTTTTATTGGAATAAAGCAAGGTATAAGTAATGCAGTTGGTATGGGAAAAAAATAGAGATCCCGAGACATGTGAGTTGTATCATATGCTATGGGATCCTGTTATTAATAGGTATGTAGCCGAGATCCACAAGGTTAAGAATACCAAACCATATCAAGTAAAGATATTAGATCGGGTACCATGGCACCGCAAATCACTTAAATCTGCTAAAAAAGATTGTGAATGGATCTACGAAAATTGTAATTAATTTTTAAGCCATTGATTTTAAACGAAAACAAAATGCACTTTTCTGCACTTTTTTTCGTGTGCCCGGGGTGAAATCTCTGAAATAATCATTATATTAATAATATAAGATGAAGGAGATCAAAATGGAAATCATCGTAAAACATATGGATCGTAACGAAGTAACAGGTGATATGGAAGGATATACATCTGTAGCTAAGGTTGATGTATCTGATTTTGTTAATCATGGTACTAATGAAATGTTAGAGTATGCATTCCGTTATACAAATAATGTAATGGGTAGCTGGTCTAAGAAGATCGGTGAGGATGCTAATGATGATGTAACAGTTCTTGTTGAGCGTGAAGATGGTTTGGGTCTTCGTTCTACATCAGTATTTGATCGCATGGAGCTTGACGGTGTTGAGTATGAAGTTGGTATGGTAGGATTCAAGGAGGTAGCATAATGTCTATTAAAGTAATGCATGAGCAAAAAGAAAATCGTCGGACTGGCAACATAGAAGGCGAGACAATTTATTTTGAATCATCAGGCTGGTGGGGTAGTGGTCCTCTCTCATTTCGCCGTAGATATGGTTCTTGGTCAATGTCTACAACATCAGGTGGTCAAAGCCAAGGCATTGATGTTCTTGATCAGATTCGTGAAATGAAAGCAATGCTAGATTATGCCGAATCAGCTATCTTAGAGTATCGTGCAGTTGAGCAAGAGTATGACGGTTTGGAGATCGTGGAGTAATGAGATATGTTGAATTCGAAGGAGAAGAATATGATGCTCGGCATGGTGGTCCTTTCGATCGCGGAGCGGCTGATTCGTATTACGGTCGTAGCTTTGATCCTCATTTTTTTATCGGCGCAACTAATACTACACCTCGTGTAGATAGATCAGGAATGTCTGATCGTCAAGTGGAAGAGTATTATAAGGGTTATGCCTATAATGAATCCACGGGAAATAAAAAGGATTGGGGATGAAGTTCGTTCATGATAACCAGCCAGATAAGGTATACTATATCACCGAGTCTTGGCATGGTGGTGGTGCTACAATGAAAGAACACTTTAACGGTTGCTTTCGTACTAAAATTGAGTTAAACTCTTTAGAGTATAAAAAAATGTTAGAAAGGTTGGCTGAGAATGGCTGGAAAGAATCTATTCACTAGTGAGTTGAAAAAAGAGCTTACAAAGTTTCGTAATGCGGAAAAGCGTAAGCAAGCTACCTTTATGAAGAAGCAGGCTCGTCAGGCTAAAGTAAAGCGTGAGGATCGTTCTATGCTTCGTAAAGAAGAGATGCACTACACAGATGCATCAAAGTACGCTAAGCAGTACTATGGTGAAACATTTTACGAAACAACGAGGTTTGATAATGACTGGGATTAGTCAATTGGAAATGAAATTACATGAGCAGGCTGATCAGATTGGTTACCTGCGTCATGAAGTAGCTAAGCTAAAGCAACAGCTTGAAAAGAGTGATGCTATTCTTAAGAATCTCTGTGAAAGGTTATATGTACAGGGATGACCGGAATTTTTTATGATACAAAGGAAATGGAAATGATTTTACAAGAACATGAGGACGGTACTATGACATATGATCGTGGCTGGATGATTCAGGAATTGCAGAAGCGTGTGTGCCGTGTAATCTTTACAAAGGTTAATGGTGAAGAGCGGGATATGCAATGCACTCTTATGGAATCAGCATTAACCACTGCTGGTGATAAACATGATCCTAAACGCCAGCGCAATGAAGATACAATTGCTGTTTGGGATACTCTAAAATGTGAATGGCGTTCATTCCGTGTAGATCGCGTAATTTCATTTACATAAATATAATCATGTTAGATATAATTTGGATACTTTTCGCGGCGGCTTCTTTCTGTGCCTTTATGATCGGTAGATCATGGAGTAATAGATTTCCGCCCGAATTCATCATTGAGAATACTATAGAGTATTTAATCGCTGAAGGCTTTTTACATGCCGAACGAACCGAAGATGGTGAATGGGAAATCTCTAAAAAAGACTGATCCCCGGGTTGACTTTATTTTAAAACTGTGTTATAATAATTTATAGTATGGAGGAATGATATGGTCAGGCCAATCAAAAAGAAAAGAGTTCTTACACCAAAACAAAAAGAAGAGTTGACACTACGCTTAGAAAAAGCACGAGCAGCTAAGGGTCCTGCTAAGAATGTCAGCGTACATGAATCCATTAGAGATCTTGCTGATGATCATCCATTATCACCCAAGAAGGTTCGTAAATGGATTAAGGATCAGCAACTAAAGCTTCGCGCCATTAAGGCTATGAAGAATTCTAATGATCGTAAAGAAAAAGCAGCATATCATGTTGAAGAAGGTTATCTGCATAATATGCAGGCCTATATTAGATCTGGTATCTGGCTTGATAATAGAGCAGGTGCTGACAGAGAACAAAAAGTAAAATTACGTTGCACACATTTGGCTTATGACAAAGATGGCAATGTAAAAAGAACATTAGGCGTCTACTATCCTGATCTAGGAAGTGAGTGGACTTTAGAAATGGAATTGGGAAATAATGCAGGAAGAAAGATTTCTAACAAAGGCAAGGTTCACAAAACTCGTAGAAAGAATCGTAAAAGAGCATAAGTCATCTTACATGGATGCGATCATACATGTCTGTGATGATGTTGATTTAGATCTAGAGGATGTTAGAAAATACATAGCCCCAGCCATAAAAGATAAGCTTGAAGCTGAGGCTATGAATTTAAATTTTTTACCAAAAGGCAACACTTTGCCGATTGACTAATACTATATAATTCTTTATAATGATATAGTGGACAATAAAATACACAAAGATATACAATTAATATACGGAGAATACATATGAGTTTTGCAGCGCTAAAACGTAACCGCACAGATCTTTCCGCTTTAGTAGAAGCAGCGGGTAATGCAGGTCCAGAAGAACAGAAGAAGCATAATGTTACTGATGATCGCTTCTGGCAACCAACTCGAGATAAAGCTGGTAATGGTTATGCTGTAATTCGTTTCCTTCCTGGAGACGCAGAAGCACCTACTCCTTGGGTGCGTTATTGGGACCACTTCTTTAAGGGTCCAACAGGTCAATGGTATGTAGAGAAATCTCTTACATCTATTGGTCAAGCCGATCCATTAGCAGAGATGAACTCTAAGCTTTGGAACCAAGACGGTTCAGAAGAAGCAAAGCGGACAGTTCGCGAACGTAAACGTAACCTACGTTATGTTGCTAATGTATTGATTATCTCAGATCCATCAGCACCAGAGAATGAAGGCAAAGTAATGCTCTATCGCTTTGGTAAAAAGATCTTTGATAAGATTATGGATACAATGCAGCCTCAGTTCCCTGACGAGAAACCTATCAATCCATTTGATATGTGGGAAGGAGCTGACTTTACATTGAAGATTCGTAAGGTAGAAGGTTATCCGAATTATGATACATCCGCCTTTAAGTCTGCATCGGCCATTCCTGGTAGTGATGAAGAACTAGAAGCAATCTATAATCAACAACATGATCTATCAGAGTGGACAGATCCTAAGAACTATAAGACATACGATGAATTGCAATCTCGTCTGGCTATGGTATTGGGCGAGTCTTCTACTCCAATGACAGCAAAGGTCATGGAGAGCCTAGATGATATTGATTCTATTCCGGGCTTTGATTCTCGTCCTGCTCCTACAGCAGCTACAGCACCCGAACCAACTATTCGTACGGCTGAGTCTTCTATGGAAGAGGATGATACAATGAGTTATTTCGCTAAACTGGCAGCGGAAGACTAAAAATCCACCTAAGAGTCTGCAGCTCTTGGAATGGTGTGTGACCCTCAGCACTTAGTGAGGTACGGGCTTCCGGTATACAGAGAAGCTAGAAAGGGAGGCACCTAGGAAGGCCTCCCTTTTGATTTAATTAACCACAAGGTCGTTTGTTACGGGTGTTATGTTTTGAGGTGAAAGTGGTGGTATATCACTTCCACCACCTGATGTAGAACCATTTACAGTATTAGTATCTCCACCATTAAAGATGTAGGTATCACCAGATTGAGTAATAGATCCACCATCAATGAGTCTTGAAACAATATCATTTACGGCGCCACGCTCTGCATAGGCTTGAGTTCCTATTCTGGTTTTTCCACCGCCACTACCTCTAAAGAACCTACTGCGAATACCTTGGAAGCCCCTGCCTGACATATTTTCTAGTCTTCTGGCACTTAGATTTTCAATAGGTAAGAATGCATCATTTGGATCTTCATTTGCCACAACATTATAATCCATTATTTGTTTATAGCTATCCCATGTAGTATAATCATCAGGATCAAATCCAGGAGCCTTTTCTGGGAATCTAAAGAAATGTTTTTCTTGAGCCCATGTCTTTAATTCTTCTGTTGACATTTTCATTAGTAATTCACAATAGGCACCCCATTCGCCTTGAGGCATACCTTGGCCACTAGTGGTTTTTATCCAATCCTTCATACCTTTTTGAATTGCTAACAATACTGCTATAGCACCTTTACCTCTATCAGCAGCAACTTTTTCCATATCAAAAGCAGCTTGAATCATAGGTGCATCAATAGAACCATCCGCTAGAGAGCTTGGAGCTACCATCATTTGTAGTGCGGCACCAGGTACTGACCCTGCAATTTTAAATGCACCAGATAATGTCTTGCCCGGTATTGATACTCCACTCATTAGAGTTCTACCAACCATATTGTTGAGAGGGTTGAATCTTCCCTTTGTAATCGTTTGGGCCTTGGCTGCTACATTTGCGGCTGTTTCTACTGCAGCTTCAACCGGATTAAGAGCAGCCACAACAGCTGTTGCCCCTACTCTGTTCTTTACTATTCTACCATAATTTCTATATCTATTTCCTCTACCTCTTTCACTATCCATATCGGTGACTCTACGGTTTGGATCAATAGACTTGGTAGGATCTGCTACGAGTGGCTTAACGGTAGTTGTATCTATATCAACCGCGGATGTAGATGGATCGGGAGAGGCTAACGCCTGGGCTTCTCTTCTAACAACCATTGCATCGGCGCCACCTGAAAGTCTAGTAACATTACCATTCTTTACACTGTAATTTTTTCCAGTAGCATCTCTAAAGGTATTTGTACCAACATTCTTTTGGAGATCTAATTTTTGCCCCTGATAATCAACTGTTACCTTTGGAATTGGTTTTGGTAAAGTTGGTGTTACTCTTGGAGCTTGAGCTGGTTGTTTAAGTGTAGGTGTAACCCTTGATACCTTAGGTGATGTGAGAGGAGCTGTGGTATTTTTTTTAATCTCCGAATTTTGGGATTGAATATCATTTAATCTTTGATTAATACTGGCAATACTTAAGGTAATTTTTTGATCTAATGGATTCAATACAGTTTCTACAGCTTCTTTGACCTCTGTCTTTTGTCTTGAATCCAATTTATCTACATAAGCTTTTATTGCTGCGGCACCTGCAGCCAAACCCAAAGCACCCTGAGCCAAAGCACCCATTGAGGGTCTGCTGGTTTCACCAGAAGATTTGTCTACTCTAGAACTTGCCTTTTGTGCCTGAAGTTTTTTATTCTGAGCCTCTAGTTGATCAAACTTGTTTCTGTCTTGACTTTTTAAAAAGGCCGTAAAGTTTTTATTGAGTCCTTCAACACCATCACCAACACGATTAATGCCTTCAAGAGTCTGGGCATTAAGTTTCTTTTGCTCTTCGAGCTTTTGGGCTAGGTTTGTTAAACTCATTTAAATACCCTGCGCAACCTTTCTTTCTTCGGCTATTCTTTTCATTTGCTCGATCAATAGATTTACATAAATTTCTCTCTCCCATGGCATCATCGATTCTATGTCGCTGAGTGAATAGTTATGGTTCTCCATTAATTGAAAATTCACTTGATAAAAATTCACTAGTGTGTCATGTGAGAGAGCTATTAAAAAAAATCCTGTAATCCCTGTAATGTATATTTATTCTCTTTTTTACATTTTTCACAAGTAAATTCTGCATCATGTTTCAATGATGGTAGATTGTTTACATATTCCAAAATCTTTTGATAGTGATCAGTGGAAAGACTATCCATAAATTGTTTAATTTCTTCTTCCGGTTCATCTTTAAATAAGAATGTATCATCTTCTGTATGAAGTGTTTGTAGGCACATCAAAGATAAGTTATAAAGAATCTCAGTATAGCTTTCACCTTCAAGAATCTTTTCTTTCTGAATAGCATCTTTGTATTTTGGAAATCCCATTATCAATTCTATTTCATCATTTAATTTGATTTTTGGATTTGGAAATTCTTTTGATTCAATCTTAATAGTAGATACATCAATATCAACTGAGTTGGGATGCTCACATTCACATCTCAGCAAGATAGTACTTGTCTCACCAACTGACTTTGATCTAATCTGTAAGAACATATATTCAACATCAAAGGTTGACAAACTATTAATGTCTATGTCTTCCTCAATACATTGTTTTACTATATCAAGAATGGCCTGAGCAGCTATTAGACTATCATCAGATTCAAATGCCATAAGCAATACTTTTTCTTCACCCACATTGTAGGGTCTAAAATGAATCTTTTGTTGGAGAGAAGGTAATACTGTATTAAATTTAGGATAATTGTTTAGTTTGGGTAGAGCCATTTCAAAGCCTCATTAATTAAAAAATATTATTTACAAACCCTATAATGTTAGATCTAATTGTACTAGTCAAAGCATCTTTAAGATTTGATGGAGATACGACAAATGGAGCTTTCCAGTCAGTAAAACTTAATTGAATATTTAATTCAACTATACCATCCATCTCATTATTCAATTGTATTGCATTCATAGTTGTTGGGAATGCATCAATTAGTTTGCATTTATAGATCACAAGATCGTTTAGCTGATCATTAAGACCTAAAATAGTTTCGCCAAGTTCAAAGTCAGAAATTTTAGGAAGAGCATTACCTATACCACTTGAGAATTCTTGTCTATATCTTTGAGGCAGGCTTTTGACTTTTTTAAACTGTTCTATTTCAACATCTCTAGAATAGTCTTTTTTGTAACCCACTTCATATGTATTTGTGTTTGTCGCAAGGTTTTGCCATGTTTCAAAATATTCCCTTACACCATAATCATTAAGAACATGGAATGTCATAGATACATCTTGGATTAAAAATCCATTAGCAACACGCTCTTGTATTAAACCATAATTAAAAGTATTGGTAGTAATCTGCCTACCAGGTAACTGAACATCTCTACAAAGTATATTCATTTCCTCTGATCTAGCACCAGGGAGGCTTGGAAGCTTTACACGCCATAGGTTATTACGGGCAAGGCCACCTTTAGCACTTACTAAACTTTTAAACTGATCAACTGTACCAGCCATTAGATTTTCCTTCTTGAATCAGAATATACTTTGTTCTTACCAGCCTTTTGGAAATCAGCGGTAGGAAGAAATGTAGCAATCTCCCACTCAGGAGCTTCTACTCTGGCAAATCTACTTCTGACATGTTCATTTAAATAATGCTTTACACATGGTTTAAAGTGTTTATATTTACCGGCTCTTTTAAGTAGATTATATGAAACATTAAATTTAGTTGTCTCATCATATCTTTTGTTATTCGTAATATCTAACAGGCTATCCAAGAACTTGGCTCTTAGTATTGGCGGTAGATAATGAAGATTAAGACCCAAGAATCCCTTTTCTGCGGGACCAATAACAATCACTAAAGGAAAGCTATCATAGTAGGGCAGAGTTGATTTTAATTTTGGATCATAGAAAAACATATACATTGAACCAACGATTTGTCTATTCGACAATTGTATTGGTTCTTCTTTCATAAGAGCGTTTCTATTTACACTTCTCATAGCCGAAGCCTTACGACGAAACCATTCACGAGACTCCTGGGTTCGTGGTGTAATACCGTTGCGGAAAGCTTCCATTTCTAATTTGTAAAATAAATTTGACATACCATTATTTATCTACGTTTTTTCACTTTTAGGGGTTTTAAAGGTTTAAGAGTTCTTTTTGGTTTAGGCAGAATACCCATTGAGGATAATTCTTTCTCTGTCCAAACCTGAAATCCCCAACCTCTATCTGCTGCATAGTTTTGAGCTGCAGCCCATTTGTTCATATTCTTTATGTATGTCATTCCTTCAGAGATATACTTTTTTGTCTTGCGACCCTTAAACTCTGGTGGAGATGTTTCCTTCTCGGGTTTGATCTCAACTAAAAAAGTCTTGCCATCACTGTAGGTAATTTTGAGATCCATGAAGTAACGATGACACTTTTTGTCGACTTCATAGAAGTAGGGTATAACAACTTCTTCTGATGACCAAGAACGTATTGACGAATTTTCATCACACCACTTAAAAGCATTTCTCTCCCATAAAGATCTAAATATTACATTATCTGGATCACCTTTATACTTGCTTCTGTTCTTTACCTTATATCTTCCAGAATATGCCATAATTACCTTATAAATACTTTAAAGTTTTTTAATATTTATTAGGATAAAAACACGATGCTTAAAACAGAAGTCACAGAAGGTGGATGGTCATATAACTTTCCAATAGAAAATAATAGTGACTATAAGGCTAAAGTTCAGTTTAGAGCTATCCAAGAAAGTTATGCTGGATTGTGGGATGCTGGTGTTTCGGTAGTAAGTAGTCAAATAAGTCCAAATGTTCCAAATGAAAGTTTTTTCCCAAATAGAGATCTAGCCAAGAAAGCAGCACAACAATCTATTGATGTGCAAAAACATAAAGGTATAAATTACTCCCAAAAGTTAAGAAACAGCAAAACAAATAAAGGCTCTGTTGAATTATTTTTACCACAATCTATACAAATTGCAGATAAAATTGATTATACTCAGCCTGAATTAGGTATGCTTGGTGGAGCGGCCTTTATGGGGGCCAGAGCAGCTGCTATGGGTGCTAATGTTGGTGTAGGTACTATGATGGATGCCGGGTCTAAAATGGTAGGGCAGACACTTGGAGCTTTGTTTAATGGCAATCTTGGTAATACAGCCACTTCACTTGCTGTACAAAGAGCAGCCCAAAAAGCCAGTATGCCAGAGGTTGCAGGCGCGGTCGCATCAGCGACAGGCATTGCCGTAAATCCAAATAAAAGAAATATTTTAAATGGCATTGCTCTAAGATCATTTAGATTTACATTTAAGTTGATACCCCGCACCGCTGAAGAGTCTCAAAGGATAAAGGACATAATTTATTTCTTTCGAAAAAATATGTATCCATCTCTAACTGATGATTCTAAAATATTTAATGGTGATGATGAAGGCATTGGTGCTACAACAGCTGGAAATGAAATTTTAAACTTTGAGGGTATGTCTGCTGGTTTAGAATATCCATGCAAGTGGGAAATTGATATGTATTATCTTGGTGAAGGTGTATATGGAGAAACCTGGACTAAGATAGGAACAGAAATTCTGCCATGCTTCTTAGAATCATTTGAAGCTGTTTATAATCCAAACACTATGGCATTTCATACAGATGGATCTCCTCAGGAAGTAGATATCTCTTTAACCTTTGTTGAAGAACGTGCCATGAATGCTACTGATATTAAAAAGCCCGCTCCATTAGAATCTACCTTTTAGAAAGTTTTAAACTATGCCAATGTTTGCTAATTTTCCAATTACAACCTATAATTTTGGTGAAGAGACATCAAATGTTTTATTTGATAATATCACCACCTATATAGATCTTGTTAATGAATTTAAAGATGATTTAAGTTATTACTCAGAATACTTTATTCAGGACGGCGAAAGACCAGACATACTTTCTTACAAACTTTATGGCACAACTGAATATTATTATCTATTTTATCTTTTAAATGATAAGTTAAGAGTAAGTGGCTGGCCGCTAGATGAATCTGAATTGATTGAAAAGGCCAACGAATTCTACCCACACAAAGCAATTCAGACTGATAACAACATAGCAGTAGGAATGTATAAAGGTGATTGGGTTGCATCTAGTGATTACAACACCGCAGAATATCCAACCTTTAAAGGTAAGATCATAGAGAAAAATCTCATGCTTGGACAATTAATTGTAGAGCCAGCAACTGAGATAAGAGACATTGATATTACTAACCCAGGTTCTGGATATACATCACCTCCTACAGTAACCATAACAGGTGGTAATGGTGAAGGCGCAACAGCAATCGCAACAATTGCCAATGGATCAGTAACAGCTGTTACCATTACTAACAGAGGCACTGGTTATACATCTATACCTACAATTACTTTATCATCTCCTCAGGTTGGTGCTAATACAGCAACAGCTGATGCTCTTATTTCATCTACTACAATTAACGCAGGTGACAGATTATATTCTGATCCAGGTGAAGACAATATTGACAATTGGAACCAGGTACCAAGTTCTATTCCCAACTTTAGAGTTGTAGGAGTAAAGGACCAAACCCTTGGTATTCATCATTATGAAAATGCAGATGGAGAATGGATAGACCTAGATGTACTAAATACTGGTGGGGTTAATATTGCTCAATTTATTGGTGATACAACAGGTGCTGGTGGAGTAACCTATCGTCAACAACTACGCAAAGAAAATGATGAGTTAAGACAAATTAATGTTTTTCTTCCACGAATTGCACGACAGCTGCATTTACAATTTAATAAACTTTTAAGGGTTTAACATGGCCTATTTGACGCCAGAATCTTTTGATTTAGGTTCAGTATACTTTTATACAAATCGCATGTCGGTTGATAATCCTAATGTTGATAATAAGATTGACATTAAAGAGGGTATAAGTGAATTTAGTATATATGAACATCTAGGTAAGGCATATCTTACGGCCGAGATGATATATGTTGATGATCTTAATCTTTTTGAAATGCCTGGCATCATTGGCACTGAAAGAATTCAATTTAATATTTCTACACCTCTTACTGAATCTGAATCAAATGTGTTTACTACTACTAAAAACTTTGTCATTAATGGAATAAACAAATTTAATAAACACAATGAAGGTACATCCGTATATCATATTTCTCTTATAGAAGACCATGGATATTTTAATTATGTTCAGAAGATCAGTAAATCTTATTTTGGTAGTGGCGAGGATATTATACAAACTATATTAAAAGATAATCTTAAAAAAGAAATTGATTTTGAATTTAATGACGGCAATCCGTTTAGAAAGTCAGTACAGGGTGATATGAGGTATAATGTACCATTCCTTAAACCTCTTGATGCAGTAAAGGCTATTCTTGGTAAAATTACAACTTCTCATGGAATGCCATATCTACTCTATTCAAGTATACACAGTGATAAACTTATTTTTACCGATCTAGAAACACTACTTGAAAAAGAACCATTTAATAAAGATAGAGCAGCTACGTTTAATCCGGCTATGTCCTATACTTCTGGTAACTTTATAGAGCAGATGTATAATATAAGTAAATATTCAATAACATACTCTACAGCAGAAGATACACTTAAACTTGCTCAAAATGGCGGTCTAGGGTTTAGATATGAAAACGTTGATACTAATGATGGTACGTATTATAATCAAAGTATGAATCTTAGAAATTTTATTGTGCCTTGGTTGGAAAATATATTTGATAAAAATGCATTGAGCTTTTTGGTAGATGATGATGTATTTGACCCTGATCCTTCAAACCAGAATGAAACAAATATATCAGCGCCGACTTTAGGTGATTATAATTCTCAAGTGTATACTACTCTCAAGTCAAGTAACTTTGCGCCTAATAATGAAAAAGGTATAAATGAGTCTCGTTCATTTCTTAATGATGTAGTAAGAGATGCTACTATGCATTATCTCACAAAAAATGTTTATGATATTGAAATGGCTGGTATGATATGGCTGGCCACTGATACGTCAAGAAGTGTGGGGGGCCAAGTTAACATTGCTGTAAATCAAGATACTGGTTTAAGTACTAATCAACATAATTATTCTTTATCAGATGATAAAAGATCTGGACCTCATTTAATAATTACTAAAAGACATCTATTCACACCCCATAATAAAAAAACAAGGGTAAGTGTTCAGGTATCAAGACTAGCCAACAGAGTATCTAAAGCAGGTGTTCGTGTAGTTGAGAATCAATCTTTGGCCGGGAGAGTATAATGTATTATGGAGATAAGACCCGTTGGTTTATAGGCACCGCAATTGAAATCAATAAAGATTTTCCTGGGAAGATTAAGGTAAGAATATTTGGTATTCATGGACCCGATATTGATAATGCCAATTTACCTTGGGCAGACATTTTAATACCCACCACAGAAGCCGGGACATCAGGTATTGGTAAAATACCTCAGATACATCCACCGGCTAGGGTTTATGGATTTTTCTTGGATGGTGAAAATTCACAGTCTCCTATTGTATTAGGATCAATGTTTACCACAGAAAGAGAATCAGCAACCCAACAAAGATTGAGAACCACTGTTAATAGAGGTTCCACAAGCAGCAGTGTAGACGCAAGTAGTACTATTAAGCATGATGGGTTTATACAACCCAATAATCTTATAAAGAATTACAATACAGTTGATAGGGCTGCTGGTGGTTACGGTTCATCAGCCATGGTAAAAAAATCTGTAATTATTATGAGTTATCTTACCCAAAATGGATATACACCATTACAGGCTGCTGGTATAGTAGGTAACCTCACAAAAGAAAGTTTTAATGCAAAGGACAATGTGTATTTTGATCCAACTGCTTTGGGTGACAACGGTAATTCTTATGGCTTGGCACAATGGAATAATAGTGCTAATGCAGGATTTAGATGGAATAAATTAAAAAATTATGTCAACCTTAGAAATTTACCCGAAAGTGATTTCTTTGGGCAGTTGGGTTATTTGGTTAATACTTTAAACGGTTCATTAGGTGGTAAAGATACTGATGCGTCAGAATATTCTTATGTGCATCGTAGGCTCATAAACAGTAATAGAATAAACGGTCCTAAAGGCGATAATAACGCAACGTGGGTTTTTCTTGATAGATATGAAAACCCTGCTAATAAGGATAGTGAGTATATTACACGGTCTAAATATGCAACAGATGCCCTATCTTGGTATGAAGCATCTATTAATGGAGTATAATTATGTCACTGTCAAATGATCTTAACTTTATTGCGGCTACCGTAACATCAACCGCTAAAAAATTAGACCACTCTGTAAAAGAAAAATTAAATGATGCCCAGGCCCAACAAATACTTGAAAATACATCTAAGGCAGGTCTTAAAGTAAATGAGGAAATAGGTGGTATAATATCTTTAAATGCCTCTAGTGATATGATTAAAAACGTAGAGGGTAGTATACCGACTCAATCTATAGGCCAACTACCAATCACAAAGCTTACTTCAAATATGAAAGGCCTGAAGGCAACACTAGAACCTGTTGCATCTACAGTGCTTAAAGAAACAAGTAAAAATCTTACCAATGATACTCTTGCAGTTGAAACAAATTTAAATGAGGTTATATCGTTGGGATCAATAGAAGCAATATCATCATCGCTAAAATCTATTGTACCTGACATTAAGGCAAATGAAATAAATTCTATTATTAAAGAAGCCGTTGTTGATGTATCAAAGCCCATTGTAGATCTAAAGGCTGCTGGTAATAACTTTGATGAATTTTTAGAAGACCTAGATGAGATTAATGAAATTCTTGAAAAAAACCTTAACAATGTAATTGCAACTGTCGCTGGCACTAGTGGAGTAAAACCAGGTCTTGCCGGGCTTCTAAATAGTGTATCTAGTGATGTAATAAAATTTAAAAATGAAGCTCTATCTATTTTTAACATTGGATTTAATTCAATGGTTGAAAATGCTATTGAAAAATCCTTTGCCCCGGCCACAAATATTCTTAATGAATTTGCAACTAAGAATGGTATTCCTATAAAAATAAAAGATAAAGATAAAGCAGCAATTTTTACAAATGTGCAAAACGGAAATATTTTGGCAGCGGTCAATATTTTACAAAAATATAGTGATAGACCTCTAGATGATTTAGTAACAGGGGTCAGAAAAATTGATAATAGAATGTCAACATTTCAACATAAAAAATCAGAGGCTGCTGTTTCGGTAACTCCAGTATCAAGAGATCTTTCTAAAATAGAAGTTGACTGGAGAAATGGATATCCAGTAAATAATGGATATGATTATTACTTAGACTATATGGTATCTTCAGAAGAAGAATTAATTACAGAAATATCTACTATCAAGAGAGCCTTCACTGAAGTAATAATTGATTGTACTGGTACACCATCTGATGTAGCAAATGATATGTACAGCATTCATTATCATGAAGCCCGAGACTATATTAAAAGTAATGGGTTTCCATGGCACTATTATATTTTAAAAACAGGTATAATAGAAAGAGTGAGACCCGTAAATATTGAATCTATTAATGTTGGTGGTACTAAAAATCATGACAAGAGATCTATTATTATAATGATTGATGGAGGTACTACTACGCCATATTATGAAGACTATGATTATAATAAACATGCCGTAAGAGATAAGGGTATTAATCAAGCCCAATATGCTACTCTAGAAAAGATGCTTAGAAACATTTATTATTACTATCCGGGCACACAGGTTTTTGGTTATCATGAAATAAACAAAGAAGCATTTCCATATCTCAATGTACCTAATTACATTCAATCAAAATTTAATAAGAAAAATATTTTTAACCCATTTGAAAGAGATTCCTTGACACTTGATGAACTAAGAAGGGGTGGTGTATAATGTTTAGTAAAAGTAATCTGGCCAAAACTGCAGCGCAGAATCAAAAAAATAATCAGCATGAAGATATTACAGGTACTTACCCCACCATTGATTATGTTGGTGCTTTTAATTATTCCAAAGAAGCCTTAGGTAATAAAAGGACAGAACTTTATTATAATGGCGCAATTGATGGAATACCTATTGATAATACAGATTTGATTCAATCTGAATATCCCCTTAATCAAGTACAAAAAAGCTTTTCGGGCCACAGCTTTGAAATGGATGATACACCAGGTGCTGAACGTATCATCATAAAACACACTACAGGTGCGGGTGTAGAAATAGGTAAGGATGGTTCTATCTCTATTTCAACAATTAAAAATAGTATTCAAGTTACGGGTGGTGATCAATTTATTACAATTACTGGTGACGGTACAATTAATTATGGTGGTAACCTTGAACTAAATGTAACAGGTGATTTTAACATAAATTGTATGAATTTTAATGTAAAGACCAGAGGAAATAAAACCGAAAATATTAGTGGCTTTAGCAAATCAAAAAGTCTTGGACAAGAAAATATTGTAAACGGCCCATCATTTGAGGTTTATACTCAACAGGTAACAGAATTGATGTTGGCCAATCATGATCATATGGTAAAGGGTATATCTACTCATCTTGTTGAGAATGATTTGAAAACCTTTGTAGGTGGAAATCTATACATGACAACAGAGGGCATCTTGGCCCAGTCAGCAGACGATATGAACCTATCTGCTAATAATATGACTGTACAAGGTGGCACGGGTATTATTGGCGGCACTGCTGTTGATTTTGTCGGCAATGGGGCTGTATTTGATCAAGGGGTTAAGGCACCAACATTTCATGGAGATCTAACAGGTAGAGCTGATGAAGCAATTTCGGCAGACACATCAGTATTTGCTGCTACAGCAGGAGCTGCAGCAACTGGTCTGGCAGGAGCAGCAGAAGGTTGGACA